GCCTGTTAAAGTTAAAGTTTTTGAGTCTGTGGTATAGATGGGTTGAGTTGCATAATATGAATTGTGATAAAACGTTAATGTCTTTGTTGTGCTGTTAGTTGAACGCATGAACCTTATTTTTTGTCCATCTGCATACCCATTAGAAAACCCATAAATAGACGCTGATGTACTTGATCCATCAAAAACATAAAGCGTTACATACTCAGTATCTGGATTGTTTCCAATGCTAGATGTCCATACAGTTGGAGCTAATACTTCCTTATATATCGGTGAACCTTGCAAACAGTACTCAAACCAATCGCCTTGTAATCCGCTTTGAATTGTTCTTTTAAATTCTCTAACATGTGTGGTCGCTGTATCATAATCTGCACAATATAACTTTTGATAACCACCTGCTCCTGAAGTATGTGTTCTAACCGTTTCCAGTACATTGTAATCAGATCCTGCTGGAAAGTTTTCAGGCCATCCTGAAAGTGGATAAGATGCAGCTAAACTCCACATTCCTGTAGTATCTGTGTAGGTAGATGAATTTAAATTAGCTGCAAAATATAAACTTTTTAAATCCCCTGGAATACCACCTTTTGTAACCAGTACCCAATCTGACCAAGTTCCACTACTATTCCATTCTCTTTCATAAGTCCTTCCTCTTTCAATTTTAGGGGAAGAAGTAGAAAAAGTATTTTCTCGACATATTTGTTTTATCCCAAAAGCTGCTGATGAAGATGATTGGAATATCTTAATTACTTCAACTGTTGACCCTTGAGATAGTAAAGGTGTTGGACGATTATTTGTGCTTGTTGGGTGTATGTAATATATACCTGAATCAGTTAAATCATTAAGATCACCTGTATAATAATTATGAGTTAGGTATAAAGGTTGATATTCATTTTCTACTGCTATTTTTCTCCAAGAACTAAATACAGTGGTACCTGAAACTGACCACATCCTCCAATAGATACGCCCTATCTGAACTGATATTGTACCATTTGTAGTATAAAGTGTTTGTACACCATTATTCCCACCAGCTTCCCATACCTGCAAAGTTAATTCATCTGCCCAAGAAGGTAAATCAGAAGGTATATTTGTTGCTGTTGTATCAACTGAATATATACCAGTATTTACATAAGAATTAAGATTATATGTTCCGGTTGGAATAATGAGATTATAAGGAACATAACGACCATCTAGGTTAGCAGTTATAGCTACTGAGTCTGTTCTCGTAAGTTTTAAATCACCTGTAGATGAATTAAAAGAAGCTGCATTTACATATGTTCCAGCATCTGACGACTCAGGAATATTAACTGTAATAGTAGAGCTTGGATCAGTCATTACTAAACTTAAATCTCTTGTTCCTGAATCAAAAGATGCACTATTAAGATGTGTATTTTCTGTTGGATATCTACCATCAAGATCAACAACTACTGTTCCTGCATCACTTCTAGTTAATGTAAGTTCTCCATTAGAAGAATTAAATGCCGCAGCTGTTAAATATATATCTGTTGTTGAATATCTGCCATCAAGATCAACTGTTACTGTTCCTGTATCTGTACGTGTTAATGTTAAAACGCCATCTGATGTATTAAATGAAGCTGCATTTACATAATCATTTGCATCTGGAATTGTAACAGTTATATTTGATGATGGATTTACCATTGCAAGCGTTAAAATTCTTGTACCATTATCAAAAGAAGCTGCGTTTAAATGTGTGTTTTGTGTAGAATATCGTCCATCAAGATCAACTGTTACTGTTCCTGTATCATTTCTAGTCAAAGTTAATACGCCGTCAGTCGTATTAAATGATGCAGAAGTTACGAACGTATTTGCATCTGGACTTTCAGGAATAGTTACGGTTACTGTTGAGCTATCAGTTAATGTCAAAGTTAATACTCTTGTGCTTGCATCAAAAGAAGCTGCATTTACATAGATATCAGTTTCTATATATCTACCATCTAAATCTACAGTTACTGTTCCTGTATCTGTTCTAGTTAATGTTAAAACGCCATCTGATGTGTTAAATGATGCTGATGTTACATAATCATTAGAAGTTACATATCTACCGTCTAATGATTGTGTAATTTCCACACCGTCATTTCTTGTCGCTGTTAAAACACCTGACCCAGTTGCAAAAGCTAACGCTGTAATAAATGTATTTTCATCTGGCTCTAATTGTTGAGGATTATATATACTTGTCATTCACCCTCTACTCCAACTATTGTTTTACCGCCTGCTGAACAAATAGCGTAAATATCTCCTGTATATATTGGGTTCTCAAGAACTATATTCCCCCCATTAGCATTTAATCTAATACCTTCATTCATAACTGCTGTTGCACCTAAAGACACATACAAAACAACGTCAGAATCATTCACTAAAACTAATAATTTTCGTGCTGAATTTGCACTTCTAATTAATGTAGACGTTGACCCGACCGTAACTGAAAAGTTAGTGGCCGAGCCAAAGTCTAAATGACCTTCAATACTCGTTGATATTTCAGGCACGAATGGATCAGATTGAGTACCAGTACCAGTCGACTTAAAATACTGTATGCCCTCTTGTTCTGGAATCCATCCGTAGTTAGTCATTAAGCAGCAGCTATCTCTACTCTACGTCCTGGAACTATAGCTAATTCTATTTGTGAAGCTGTAGTTGCAGTTTTAGCTACTCCAATTGACTTTGTAGATAGTGTAGTTGATCCAGAAGTACCATCTACAGTTACACTAGTACCTGCATTAATTACTTCTACATGATCACCAGCAGCAATCCCAGCAGCAGCAGCAGCTGTTACTACACCTCCAGTTTGTGCAAAGAAATAATAATCTACAGTAATTGCAATATTATTAAATCCAATTAATGCTCCATTAGCTAAAGTTGCATTAGCTTTTGTAACTACTTCTGCATCACCACCAGAACCAGCAGTAATTTGGAATGGTGTTCCTACAGTTGCAAAAGCAGCATGAGCTTTAACGTACATAAACTGTGAAACGCCACCTTTAGAAGTGTCATTAACTTCAATAACAGTACCTAAAGGATATTTTTTTGTAGCTGACTCTTTATCGATATCATCGAGGTCTACAGCAGCTATATTGTTAATTGCTTTATATGCCATAATTTCCTCCTAGCTTTGTAATGCTGTAAACACAGCGTTATAACGTCTTGCGATACATACTAAGTTCATAACTAAGTAAGTTTGTGAACTAATAGCAGCTTGGTTAGGTAATCTCATAGATAGTGTATCCATTGGAGATTTAACTCCACCAAAACCATATTTGTGATACATACGGAAAGTGTTAGTAGAAAGAATATACAATCTGTTATCAGCAGTAGACCCATCCGCTGACCCAGGCGTGTACTCGTCTACGACGAATGGTATCCCGTTGAACTGACAGCCAGCGAACCCAGCTCGTAGATCTGCATCAGAAGTAAATTGCTGTTGTGATTGTTGTGAGTTAAGGAACTTAGAAAGAACAAATGAATTAGATATCATCAAGTTAGGTGCATATGTACCTGTTTCATCTGAAACACCTTGCCCTCTACCCATCAATACTCTAAATACATCATTTAAATTGCTGTAATTGATTGTATTGGTCGTTGTATCTCTCTCAAAAAGCCATTCTGATAAATCAGTGTCATTTAATCCACCATAAGCTGTACCAGAAGCCCCAGCAGCATCAAATAATGAGTTAATCTGGTTGGAGTCAGAAGCTGATGAAGTATGTAAAGCTAATGATAAATCACGAACTGCATCCTGTTTTGCAAGAGCAATTTTGGTCTTGATAAGATCTTTAACTGCTGCACTACCTGTGCCTGTGCTAAAGTCTTTCAAATTAAATGTAGAATTCGAAACGTAAAATTTCCAATCGAACTCTGCGAATGTGAGCTGTTGGTTAGCGTTAGTTGGTACAGTGTCATATTCACCACTAAAGAAACCTTTAGCTGCATTTTCTGCATACTGTACAGGAATTTGGATTTTAGTACCTGATCCTGCTTTAAGTAGAGGTGCTTTGGTTACTACGCTATAAAAATAATTTGCTTTCGCAAATGATGAAGCTAACTCGTCTGCAATTAGTCTGTGTGCAACGGATACGGCTTCATTTAACTGATCGCTTGTTAAGGCCATTGTTTATCTCCTTTAAGATCCCAATATTGCCTCTAATGCTTGATCTACGTTCATGCCTGCATAACCAGACACTGACTTTCCATTACCAGATACAGAACTAGGTATGCTTGAACGATTTTTAAGTGCGGATTCTGCAGCTCTGTTTTGTGCGTTTTTTAGAGCTACATCTGATGCTTGAGACTTAAAATAATGAACCCAGTTATTAGGCTCAATATTATTTGCTTGCATCGCAGATAAAAATTCATCTTTGTCATACTTAATGTTGTACTGTTTAGCAAAATCATCAATCTTATTAAATTGCTCTTGCTGCTGTTGCTGCATAGCTTGTTCATAAGCTTGATTTTCGATTTTTTCTTTCCACTGAGTTATCTCATTTAACTTTGCTAATTCAGCTTGATATGGATTGTCTTGAACGGTCTCTTGCATTGGTTGAGACTTTTGTGGGTTTTGATATTTGTTAATTACGTCTATTAATTGATTTCCTAGCTCAGGATGATCGAATAATTTTTCTAATGCGTTATAGTCATCTCGATATTTAACAAGACTTTCTACTTCATTTTTTAAATTATCGTAGTCACCTTGTCTTTTTTCATGATAACGCAAAGTTTCGTACATCTTGTTGGGGTCTTCTCCCCAGTGATCTTTAAACCTTTTGTCTTCATTCCAATTAGCTATTTCTTGTTCGACTTGTCCGTTATCTACTCCTTCTTGAGTGTTGGCTATCTGACCTTGCCCAAAAGTTAAGGTGGTCTCTTGTTGCTCAACTTGCTCAGGAGCAGCTGTTTCTTGGATGTCTTCCATTAATAATCAACTCCTAGTTTCCTTTACCTTGATTAGGTAAAATCTGATCCAGCTGATACTCGATTGTTGTGAAAGGATCATCTTCCTTCATTTCGGGTAACTCCCGTTTAGTTAATCTCACGATACAACTGTCAATTTGCATAAGAGCCTCTTTCGTTTTTCCAGCAGCAATGGACTCTTTTACACCTTCTAATTTTTTAACGAGGGATTGTGGTGTGTAACCTCCATACTCTTGTACGGTATAAGATTTTTTGTCTTTTTTATCTTCATATTCTTCCGCCATTGAGTTAGGCTTTTTCATTTCTTCTGCGCCAATTTGTATGATGAACATGCCTTTACCTTTTTCTTTATGCATCTTTTTTCTTCCTTGGATTTTTTGATCTAGGTTTTGTTAGCCTTACTCTTTCAATTTTTATTTTTTCTACTTCTGGTTCTGGTTCTGGCTCTATTACAGGTTCTACTTTTGGAGTATCAACTTTTAATTCAAATAACTTTTCTACTTGATTCAGGGGCAAGTCCAAGTGAAACTCATTGATGCATATTCGCAAATGGGTGGTTTTCAAGCCCATTTGCCCTGCTGGTAAAATGCCATCTACCCATACGCTTACCCCTAAATCTTTTTTAAACTGAAGTTCTGTGCCTACGTTATACTCCATACTTCAATTCTATGAATTTAAAGACAATAAATCATTAGAAAGTTTTCTTAAATTTTTACAATTATTCTAATTTTTTAAGAATAATCAACAACAAAACACACCATATTTACTGTAAAATATTTGTATGTCTCTCAAAAATGAAAAGTTCGTAAAATACCTTAATGGTCTATTGCGCCCTGCAATGAACACGCACACTCACAAGCAATTTGTAGAGTATGATAAGTTTTATAACGGTGAGGTAAACCCTACTATTGGTTATTCTTATGGCAATAATCCAAAAAAGGGTAATTACTCGAATGCTTATAATGCTATAAGGCCAATCATAGAAACAAAGGCAACGATTAGTTTAGATGCAATGATATCTACTAATGTTGAGCCTTCTAGTTTATCTCATGCTAATTTTGAATATCTCAAAGAAATAGAAAGTGTTTCAGAAATTCTTAATGATGTTTGGGATAATGTAAAAACTGCTAATGATATGCAGACTATATCGCAGCGTATTGTTAGAGATGGTTTGATATATGGTGTAGGAGTTGGAAAAGTAAGTTGGGACGCAACTGCTGATGATGGACTTGGAAATGTGTCAGTATCAAGGATATCTCCTCTTAACTTTTTCCCAGAGCCACAAGCTACATCTATCGAAAATGCAAATTATATATTTGTACGTAGACGTTTATCTAAGTTTGATTTAATTAATCAATATAAGGGCAATAAACGTGTATTAGAAATATTAGATAAATTAGATCAAAAGCCTGATCAAGAAGTTAGGGAAGGTGATGATACTAATATCTTACAAGGTTATGAAAACTCTAAAGATGCTGGTCAAGCATATCTTAATAAAGGGAGTGTATTTCCTTCATCGACTAAAACTAACTATATTGTGTATGAATGCTACTTGAAAGATGATACAGTTTTTCAGCCTCAAAAGGATGATTTAAGTGATACTAAACAAGTTAAGCGTGAAGAAATATTTAAGTATCCTAATGGTCGGTTAATCGTCTACTGTGGTGATTATATATTAGAAGATAGAGCAATTGATTATCCTTTCGGATTCCCATTTACAACTTTTTCACCTACGGCTACTAATCAATTGATTGGTTATAGTGATGTAAAAGATTTAATGTCTATACAGCAAAAAATAACTGATGCTTATTACAAGCTTTCTGAGCTAATTAATAAATATAAATCTATGTTGATCGTAAGTCCTGAGTCCATTAATCCTGCTGATCTAGCTAAGAATTTTGATATTATTACAGCTAAACGTGGCTCTATGCAGCCACCTGTGCAAATTACTAATAAATTAACTCAAGATATTCAGTTAGTGAGGCAACACATAGATGATTTAAAACGTGATGCGCTATCAATAGCTCGCATAAATGAAATGATGTTATCT